TTTCAATAACACTAAATCATAACACTCGTTATTATCGTTATTACCAAAAACCATCTTAAAAAACTTTCTTAGTGTGTTCATATAATTTAAATATCAAAAGTATATACATAATTAGTTACATTAAAGTAAAAAACCCCACTAAATTAATAGTGGGGTTAATATAAAAACTATATTTTTAAACTAATACAGCGTCATATAACTGGGTTGAATTTGAACCTTTCAATCGAAGATGTACTTTACCATCACTTGAGGTCATTACATCAATTACCGTAGCGCCTCTTAAACCAGATGGTTCATTACCTTCTGTAGTTACTTCACTTAATGCTAATTGTGGCAGTCCCAATCGATTTGCTAATGCTTCAACTTTAGATTGGTTACCTTTACGAACTTTTAGTTCAGCTAGTTCATCAACCATATTAAAGTATTCTTGTCCTTTGGAACTAATAATTTGAGATTTGATATGACGTTTTTCATCTTCCAAAGCTGGAGTGTCACCGTCGTAGCTTAAAGCTACACTCTTAAGAGTTTCTATAATTTCGATGTATCGTTCAATCATAGATACAATGTCACCAGTGTCCTCGTTCAATTTTTTACGTAGAAGACCCAAGTGTTTTTGAAATGTTTCATCTACTGGTCTTTTTAATCCACCATCTGTATAAAGTATGTCTAATACTTGTTTAAAGTTTTCATCACTCCAATTTGGAAAGTTGCTTCTAATATCGGAATCTCCTTCTCCTTGACTCAAACTTACAAAATCTTTAGCTGAGATTCCCAAAGAATATGAACCTTTACCAAAATGTTTTATATATTGCTTAGCAGTATCTTTTACTACTTCATCTGATACGCCACTACCTTTTTTAACTTTTTTAACAATTTTTACAAACTCGTTTCCTTTCAATTCATAACCACTTTCTTTGAATTCATCCACCAATTCATTAAATGCAGGCGTACCTTTTTCAATATCTAAATCATCCAAAACGGTATCAACTTCAAATGAAGAGGCATAACCACTACTATTTTGATCTAGCCAAAAGCCTAGTTTAGCACCTATGGTGTCGTCGTCAGGCTCAAATAATCCTTCATTCAATTTTTTATTGAGAAGACCTAAATGTTTTTTAAATGTTTCGTTAGTTACGTTTTTGCTCATATAATATAAATATATCTATAAAATAAAAACCCCACTAAATTAATAGCGGGGTTATTGATTTTTATTTAAGATACAACAAAATATAATCCTTGACTTGCAAATTGACTTCTATCCATTGGAATTTCTTTACCGTCTATCTTAGTACCACCTGGAAACATAGTAATCAATGATATTACAGTTTTACCATCACTTAATTTACCAAGTTCAGAAGTAATTACACTAATTTCATTTGTAGGATTTCTTTCACCGGTTGATATCTTTACCATTTCTTTTTTACCATCTGGCATCTGGTAATCTTTCATATTACCAACTTCTTCCGGAGTTCCTTGTTTAACTCCCATCTTACCAATAACTTTGCCTGTATCAACACCTAACCACTTAACTCTACCATTACTTTGTTCACTTGGAGACTTAGAAAGTATATTGGTTAACACATCTCTAAGATTCACTGATGTATCAAATGTAGATCCTGGTTTACTTTCATCTTTATGACGTTCTTTGATGTGATTTAATGAATCATCACTTACATATAAAATAAACTTATCACCGTCAATCAAATCATTCAATGCAACCGTTTTTCCTTTTAAAAATTGATTGTTGTCAATAAATGATTGAACTTGTGTTACATCTTGTTCAGTTGCTTCATTTAACTTCAGATGTTTGTGAAGCAATTTAAGATGCTTTTTAAATGTTTCGTTAAGTAAATTTTTACTCATATAATATAAATATATAGAAAAATAAAAACCCCACTAAATTAATAGCGGGGTTAGTGTTTAATTCTTTAGAACTTGAAACATCAATCTACTATTTATACTTATATGAAACGTGAAAAAATTTCCGGTGTTTACGGATTACACAATAAAATAAACAATAAGTGGTATATAGGTGTAAGTATAGACATTTTTAAAAGATGGATTACTGGATATAAACGACTTAATTGTAAAAATCAAACTAAAATATATAATGCGTTATTAAAACATGGATATGATAACTTTGATAAAATAATTTTAGAAAAATGTGAAAAGTCAGATTTTAAAATGAAAGAATCATTTTGGATAAATCAATATGATTCTGTAAAAGTAGGTTATAATATGGCTCCCGGTGGAGAAGGAGGTTGTCGTCCAATTGGAATTCCGTGTTCTGAAGAAACCAAACGTAAAATTGGCGCAGCAAATCTTGGTAGGAAACACTCAGATGATGCTAAATTGAAAATGAGTAAGATGAGAAAGGGCATTTCAAAACCAATTGGGTTTGGTGAAAAAATTTCTTCTGCGTTAACCGGTTCAAAACTAACAGAAGAAAGAAAGAAAAACATATCAAAATCATTGATAGGATTAAAATGGTCAAATGAAAGAAAATTAAATGTTAGTATAAATAGGTCTAAACAAAAACATCCTAGATGGAAACCATTAAGTAAAGAAAACCAAGATTTTATTAGAAAATATTATTTAATAGAATCACACAACTGGATTAGAAATAATATGCCTCAAAAGATTACCCAAAAAAAACTCCATAAGTGTATTACTAATTTAGTTAATAATCCACATATGGAGGTGATTACTGATTTTATTTGAGAACTTGGAATAACAACTTTTTATATTCTTCTTTACCTAATGACTTACCATCCAGTAACTTGAACACAAAAGCAGCTCTGTTTGTTTCACCATATGATGATATAACCAATTGTGCTTGTTCCTTTCGTGAAGGCAATGAACGAAGTCTGTTATTCACAAAATTATTCATACCATCCACAATTTTGTTGACTTCCTTCTTACCATCCACAATACGGCTAATCATACCACGGCACTGTTCAGCCAATTCGTAATCAAAGGTGGTAAAGATATAACTATAGAAAGTCTGATAGTCAGGCATACCCTGTTCCAACCATACATCTATAACCTTTTCAATGTTTGACAACTCACTCTTCATATGATGTAGAGCAAGATACCAAGCACCCTTTACCTTGTGAAGCATTTGGTCATTCTTTGAATAAACAACCACACCTTCCTTACCTCTCCATTGGTCAACATCCTTTAACAGATCTTGAACATCAGAAAAAGTATAAGTAGGAGGACGATCAAATCCATACTTCTTAGCCATAGCGTCCAACATATCTTGTTGTGCAAGTGAATAGTTGATGTGGTTAATAAAACCAATCAATCTCCAAGAAGGTTCATCACCGTAGTTCAAAACAATCTTGTTGATAGGAGACAACCATTCAAAAAGCACTGAATAATCCCAAGTATCATTGTTATCAGCCAACTTGGATAAAATAGTGTTCTTGAAAATTTCAAGTTCGTGACCATTAGCCATAGTAGAAGCATCAACAGTTCCACGGGTACGCAGAATATATTGACCATTATACTTGCTAACAATCAACAATGAACCATCAAGCTTTTCAACAACGGTGCAATGCTTCAATGAATTAGGAACGGGAAAGTGATCAGGATTCTCACCCCAGTTGGTAAACTTAGGAAAGCCTGCACTGATAACTTTACCCGCATAATTCACAACCACACTACGCATGTGCTTGTTGTCTTGAGTCCATTTAGTTCCGATATGTTGTGGCTGAATCAAATGGACAATTTCACCATTAAGTGAATGTTCATGCACCATAAATTGAGTGCGGTCAATTGAGGAAATATCAATCTTCATACAACTACCTTACCGCAGATTTTAAAGAAAGTCAAGCCAAATATTTCAGAATCAAATAATTGCAAACTAGATGGTAGGTATTATCGCTTATAATGTATAACCAAGTGCTGATAAACTTGGGTCTAGCATCTGGATCGGTATTTTTCCAATCATCATAATAACCAGTTACATTACATTTGTCATATGATGGATAGGACCAGTCTGGACCTATACGATTTTTATACCACACAAAGTATTTGATTATACACCATCTGTCTTGAACGAAGTGGGTAGCAAATATTAGAAATAATGCCAATAAATTTTGGGTAAGCAACAAAAATGGTACAGTATATAACACACAATGAACCAAACAAGGAATGGATCGCTTGTTTTTGTTTAACGCCATCCAATCACTTTGAAAGTAATAGTCTGCTACTAAATGTACCAATAACTGTTCCATATAACCCAATCTTGTTTTTATCCAATTTGTAATGCATCAACAACATTAGCTTTAACTTCTTCATTATGGATGGTTGACGCATCCTCATGTTTGCCATAATACCATGCACTATGATAGTCAAGCACAATCTTGAGATTTTCAAAAGTGTCTACATCATTGTATCCACCTTCATAACCACGAACAACCACACGCAAATCTGGTGGGTACATTTGTAGTCGTTTAATCAATTGATTCACATTCATATTAATTAACAAAAGTTACATTTTCAAATCCAACAATCCAACCACCTTGCTTGGTAGCATTTTCACTAACAGTTACTTGATAAGTGTCTGGTCTAATTCCAGTAATGTAATGATCTTCATATTTACGAAGATTCTGTTTCGCATTAACCTTCTTACCAACCACATCCTCTGGAATGGTCAAAAAGTTTTCTTTAACCCATTGAGCAAACATTTCTCTTTCAAGAGAACTCTTCACAAAAAGAGCATCATCCAGAATATCTACTAGTTCAGTGTTTGGTTCAACATATTTGTAATCATGCAAATATTCAGCAAGTTGATAACCATCCAAATCATAATGACCAAGACACTCAATAATGTCGTCTTCATATGTCGAACGAGGTTCATTAAGACCCTCATCTTCATTCCATTTCTGGTAATTATCAACCAATCGTTTGAATTGGGTATTCGCACGATTGATGTTTTTAAGATCAAACTTAGGACGCTTTACTGCATCTTTTAGGTTCATATAGGTTTGTTCACTCATAAGTCTAGATTACCAAAGATTTATATTAAGTCAAGAGATTTCTGGACACAAAGTTGCGTCATACGCCATTGGTAAAGATGGATTTCTACCGTCTTCCCAAGGGAATTTACGACATACAGATGGATAAAATTTATGAGAGTGAATGGTACATTCATTATTTTTCCAAAATACACATCTGCCATTCCAAGTTTGAGTACGATATTCTTTTTTATCATTATCAAAAAATATGAACTCAACACCAAATTCTTTTAGTAAAGATTCACCCTCTTCATTTGACAAAAATGTTCCCCATTTACAACATACTGAATTATGAGGACACGTATTACATGGTAATTCCATTTTACTCATATCTTTGGAAGTTTGTAGTCTGGAATTTGACCGGGAAACCAAAAGAAATCCTCATCAAAACTATAGAAAAAGTTCTGATTAATTGCATGATTGTACGCTTCAATCACAATTCTATCATTTAATTGACGTTGTTTACCCCTAAATTCCATATGAGGATATTTAGATTTAATTTCTTCGGGAACGTGAATGTTCATAATCTGGGTTTGTTCTTGGTTTTCCACTTATCGTAATGACCGGGAAAATTACGTTCAATATT